GTCAACTAGCCGATTGCTTGCTGTAGGCGCTGACGCAACAACTACAGGTATTCTCAAAGTAGTTTCTACTGCCTCAGATGGTGGGCCTTATATTGAGGCGATGACCATTAGCTCCACAGGCGTAGATGTCACTGGCACTATCACCAGCGATGGGCTGACTGTGGAAGATGCAGGGATAATACAATTAACAAAAAATACTACTGCTGCTGGAGACAGTTTAGGTATTTTGGAATTTCACGACGAAGACGGTACTGCGACCGCTGATGCAGGTAAGTTTCAACTACAAGCATTTCGTGGTGGCGACAAAGACGCACCTGACTTTAAGCTAATTGGCTCTGACAGCACAGGTGTCTTGCGAGATCGTATTCAAGTAGAGGCCAACGGCAATATCTCCTTCTACGAGGACACAGGCACCACGGCAAAAATGGTGTGGAAGAGTGCTGACGAGCGGTTGGGCATTGGGACGAGTTCGCCTGCGGACAAATTGCATGTTAAGAGCAGCACTCAAGCTGTTGGGGATTATCAGATCATTGCAGAAGGCGTTACTGGCGGATACGGCGCTGGTATTAGCTTCCAGTCACCAGTTACTGGCGGCTCCCTTACAGAGATGGCCCGTATTACGGCTGATGGTGAAGATGCTTGGAACACAACGGCAAGCACCCAAGACGCTGGACTTAGATTTTACACATCCCTTGATGGATCAGTTGCTGAACGTATCCGCATCGACAGCAGCGGTAACTTGCTCATTGGTGGAACTGTAACACCAACATCCTCTGCTAAAAACCTTGTTCTTCACAACGGCACTGCACCGACAGGAAGCGCCACAGATGGTGTCATTCTCTATGCCGAGGATGTATCTTCCAGCAGCGAGTTGAAAGTTCGGGATGAAGCAGGCAACGTGACCACCTTGTCGCCCCACAACTTTGACTTAATCCCTGAAGGCCCGTCTGAGGATATGGCGTGGTCGTATTACTCGGAGCGTGACGGGAAGCGCATCAACGTTGATATGCTTAAAGCAATCCGTTTGCTTGAACAGATCAGCGGCGAAAAGCTAGTGCATATGGTGTGACGATGAAACTATGTTCAAAGTGCCAGACAGAAAAGCCGTTCACTGAGTTCTACACAAGCAGCACTCACAAATCTGGCTATGCGTCTTGGTGCAAGTCCTGCGAGTCGGAACGCAACAAAGCCAAAACCAAAGCCAATCGTGAAAAGCGGCTGGCTAAGGCTAAAGAATGGCGTGACAACAATAAGGACAAACAGGAGGCTGCTGTCCAGCGTTGGAGAAGCGAGAACCCAGATCGAACTCGTCAAATCTACCGCAACTGGCGTGCTGCAAATAAAGATAGAGCAAACGCAAACTGGATGCGTCGAGAGGCTGGTAAGAAAAAGAGGACACCTGCTTGGTTGACTGAAGATCAGCATAGCATGATAGGCGACTTTTACTGGCTGGCTTCTGACTTAAAGCGCATCACAGGCGAGGACTATCACGTCGATCATATCGTTCCATTAAATGGCAAGAACGTCTGCGGGCTTCATGTGCCGTGGAATCTTCAAGTTTTACCTGCTGATATAAATCAGGTGAAATCAAACAGACATACAGCCTAAAAGGAGAAACCAACATGGCTACTTGGACTATTGCAAATCTTGAGCGCAACGTGGCTGACGGCGGCGTTGTTGTGGCTCACTGGCGCGTGACCGCCGAAGACGGCGAGCATACCGCGTCTGCCTATGGCACCGCAGGCTTCGCCCCTGACGCTTCGGCTGACGACTTCATTGCCTACGAAGACCTGACCGAAGCCGACGTTCTTGGCTGGGTCTGGCAGTCGGTAGACAAGGACGCCACTGAAGCGGCGCTGGCCGACAATATTGAAAGCCAGAAGACACCAGCCACGCAAGCTGGACTGCCTTGGTGATAACTTAAATTGGAGTAGCCCTGCATGGATGCCCTCGACATGATTCTTCAGTATATCGTGCTTCCTGTCGGGGGCTTTGTGTATATGCTCTACACTAAAGTGCAGGCCCACCACACGGACATCGAGGTGCTGAAGGCTCAGGCTAATGCAACGAAGGAAGCGCACGACCGAGAATTTAAGGAAATGCGCGAAAACTTCAAGCGGGTGTTTGAGAAGCTGGATGGTATCGAAGAGGCGTTGCGGAAGTGAGGCATGATTGATCCAATCACAGCAATCTCCGCAGCCACCGCTGCGTTTAATGGCATCAAGCAAATTGTTGCTGCTGGTCGTGAGATCGAGGACTGCGTAGGCCAGCTCTCTAAGTGGGCTGGCGCTATGTCAGACATCAGCTTCCTCGAACAGAAAGCTAAAAACCCGCCTTGGTATAGGTCTTTGACGGGATCGCCGGAAGCGGAAGCTATGGAAATCTTCGCCGCTAAAGAGAAGATCGAAAAGCAAAAGCAAGAAATTCTGACCATGATTGGATATATGTATGGCGACAAAGGGCAAGAGCGTTATCGAACCATTTTGCGCGAGGTTAAAGCGCAACGCGAAAAACACGCTTATCGTAAGGAAGAGATTAAACAGTCACTTATTGAGTGGACTGTTGGCATTCTGGCTGTGGTATCGGGGGCTGCTATCTTCGGCGTGGCGCTTTATTACATCGGGAGGTGGCAAGGGAAATGGAAATAAACGAATATGACCTGAATGGCAACGGAAAGATCGACGCGGACGAGCGGGAGATTATGATCGAGGACCGCCGCCGCCGCATGGAAGATGCCGACGCCAAGCGGGACGCCCAACGGCGGATGACGTGGTTTGCCCTGTCTGGCATGGTGCTTTATCCTCTTGCAATCCTCGTCGCTTCGCTGCTTAACTTAACCGACGCGGCTGCTCTGATCGCAGACATTGCTACTGTCTATGTTGTTGCTGTGAGTGGTGTGACCGCTGCTTACTTTGGCTTCAATGCAATGGAGGCGGGCAAATGATCCAAGCATTACTCGGACCAATAGCAAATCTGGCAGGCACTTGGCTCAAGAGCGCTGTAGACACAAAGGCCGCTGAGACGGAGGCCAAGGTTGCCAAGGCCAAGGCCGAGGCGCAGATCATGTTGAGTGCCGCCACCAGCGAGGCTGAGTGGGAGCGCGTGATGGCGCAGGCTTCCACCAATAGCTGGAAAGATGAGTGGCTGACAATCTTGTTCTCGATCCCGCTGATCCTGTCGTTCTGTGGCGATTGGGGGCGGACTGTGACGGAGCAGGGCTTTGCCGCTCTGGAGGTGATGCCAGACTGGTATCAATACACTCTGGGCGTTATCGTTGCTGCTTCCTTCGGCATCCGTTCTGCCACCAAGTTTTTCGGAAAGGGATAGTCATGGCCAAGAAAGGACTAGCCCTCAAGTTGCTGCAAGAGAAGATCGGTGTGACCGCTGACGGTGCTTTCGGGCCGAACACTGCGCGAGCAATTTGCAAATACTATGGCTGGACGCCAGAGCGTGGCGCTCACTTGCTTGGTCAAGCCGCTCACGAAAGCGGCGGCTTCCAGATCAGCGAGGAGAACCTAAACTATAAAGCTGAAACGATGTGCCGTGTCTGGCCTTCACGCTTTAAGACCATTGCGGACGCAGCGCCTTACGCAATGAACCCTGAGAAGCTGGCTAACAAGGTCTACGGCGGTCGGATGGGCAACCACCCTGACGAGGGCTGGAAGAACCGAGGCCGAGGCTTCATTCAGCTCACAGGTGCCGACAATATACGCGCATTCGCAGAACACATTGGCCGCGACAGTCTGATCAATGACCCTGATCCAATCGCTACCGAGTTGGCGATGGAAAGCGCCGTCTATTTCTTCGAAGCCAATGGGTTGTTCCAAATTGCAGACGAGGGTGTCAATGGCGATACGATTGCCAGCATTACCAAGCGCGTGAACGGCGGTTATACTGGACTTGAAGAGCGCAAGCATGAGACGGTCAAGATATATGGGTGGCTGAAGCATTAGCGGCTGCTGACCCGCGTTGCTTCGCAACTAGCGCCTCGGCGGCCACATCTGCTATAATCGTGGCAAGCACACAGCCACGCGCAACAAATTGGACGGAGATATAGATGGCAACGACAAATCAGGGCTGGGCGTTGCCCACAGTAGGCGGTTCGCAGGACACTTGGGGAACCACGCTCAACACAACCATCCAAGCGATTGATACGCTTGTCGGTGGCGTCTCTGCCGCCGAGATCGCCAAGCTGGACGGCCTGACGGCAACAACCGCAGAGCTTAACAAGCTGACCGGCGTGACGTGGACACTGGCCGATCTCAATGCCCTCACCGCCACCGCCACTGAGTTGAACTACGTTGACGGTGTTACCAGCGCGATCCAGACGCAGATTGACGGCAAGGAGCCGGTTGACGCTGAAATCCTACGCGCCGACACCGACGACAACTTGACCGCTGGCTACACCGCCACCGCCGACGATGATGGCACCCAGTCGAGCGGCTCATATACGCCCTCTCCGGTCGGCGGCAACCTGAAGCGCATTGTTAATGGAGGCGCGTTCACCCTTGTCGCCCCGACTTACGCGGGCGACTACACGATGATCATTCAAATGACGAACAACGCATCGGCTGGGGCCGTGACGTTTTCTGGGTTTAATCGCCAGACAGGAGACACGCTGACGACCACCGACGGACATGACTTTTTCCTGTTTATCGTCAAGATCAACGGGTTTGAGAGTGTCAACGTGCAGGCGCTCCAGTAATGACGTTTCCGTTTCCAGCGGTGATCTCCGATAACGCCATCACTTCGGCGTCAATCGTCGGCCACACCATCGCCAACGAAAGCACCTCCCTGACGCTCCCTGCTGGCCTCAAGACCGGCGACCTTCTCGTGACCACGAGATCGTGCAATAATGCCAACCCGACAGCCGTGCCAAGCGGGTGGACGCTGGCGCACTCATACGGCAACGCCAACGGCATCTTCACTGACAACGGGGCGCAGATTGCATATCGCATCGTCCAGAGTTCGGCAGAGAGCGGGACAACGGTCAGCGGTTTTGCTGGCGGCTCTGCGCGTTCCGGCACGGTGTGCTTCCACATCAGGGGCAACACGGTGATCCGCAGTGTGACTGTTCAGGACACCTACGGCTCGGCAGGCACCGGCACCGGAAACCCCACCATCAATGCCTCGGACAGTAGCCTATGCACCGTGTCTGTGGCGTCTATGGGTATTCTGAGCCAAATCGACAGCGCCACAAGCCTACTCGGGACCAGCACAAACTTTGGCACGTTCAGAAATGCAGCGGGTGGCACTGACCCAATTTCCGGCTCGCAGAACTATCTCGCCGGAGATTACGACGCCGGAGATGACGACCACAGCGGCAACGTGGGCTACGCCTTCTGCCAAAGTCCCGCAACCGCCGTGGACATCTATGTAGACAATACATCATCAATTGCGTCGTCACTTGTGACTTGCTACTTGGAACTGAGAAACTGAACGGCGTGAGGGACACATGGCACTCGTCGAAATAAAGCCACCCGCCGGTTTTCACAATCACGGCACCGACCTTGAAAGCGAGGGCCGCTGGCGCGATGGCAACTTCGTCCGCTGGCACGAAGGGTCACTGCGCCCAATTCGCGGCTGGGCGGCCCGCAATGCCTCGGCGGAATACGCCGCCGCGCCTCGCGGCATGATTGCGTGGCAGGATAACAGCCTATCCCGCTGGGTCGCGGCTGGCACCTACAACAAGCTCTACGTCACAACCTCTGGCGGCACGACATCCGACATCACGCCCGCTGGCCTGACCGCTGGCGTTGAGGACGCAGCGGTCAACACGGGCTACGGGGGCGGCTACTATGGCACCGGCTACTACGGGCAGGCTCGGCCAGACACCGGAAACTACGGCGAGGCCACGACGTGGGCGCTCGACACTTGGGGGCAATATCTCGTCGCCTGCTCAAGCGCCGACGGCAAGCTCTACGAGTGGCAGCTTAACACCGGAACACCTGCGGCGGTCATCGCCAATGCGCCGACCGACAACCTCGGCCTGATCGTGACCGAGGAGCGCTTCCTGTTTGCCCTCGGCGCTGGCGGCAATCCGCGCAAGGTGCAATGGTGTGATTTCGAGGACAACACGCTCTGGACGCCCGCCTCGACCAATCAGGCTGGCGATCAGCTACTCCAGACGAGCGGACAGATCATGTGCGCCGCGAGGACGCAGGGCCAGACGCTGGTCGTGACGGATCAGGACGCGCACCGCGCAGTTTACGTCGGTGCGCCGTTTATCTTCCAGTGGGAGAGGGTGGGGACAGCGTGCGGCGCCGTCGCCCGCAAGGCCATTGCCGACACGGCTGGCGGGGTCTACTGGATGGGCCAGCGCGGCTTCTACTACTACGACGGCTCCCGCGTTCAGGAGGTGCCATGCCCAGTGTGGGATCGCGTCTTCCTCAACATCAACTCGGCGCAGGTCACCAAGTCGTGGGCCGTGGCAAATGGCCAGAACGGCGAGGTGTGGTTCTTCTACCCGTCCGCAAACTCCACCGAGATCGACAGCTACGTCGCCTACGATTTTCACGACGGACACTGGCTCGTCGGGTCCATCGACCGCACGGCTGGCGTGGATCGCGGCATCTTCCGGCAGCCCGTGTGGGCCTCGTCCGCTGGCCGCCTCTACGACCACGAGAACGGCTTCAACTATGACGGGGCCGAGGTCTATGCCGAGAGCGGGCCGTTCCGCATTGGCGCTGGCGACAACCTCGCTGCCGTGACGAAACTTGTGCCGGACGAGATCAACCTCGGCGACGTGACGGCCACGTTCAAGACGCGCCTCTACCCCACGGCTGACGAGGCGTCTCACGGCCCCTACACGATGGGCAACCCGACGAGCGTCCG